ATCCTTGTTTTTTCATAGTTGTATACCTCCTGGTTCATACCATACTTTCCTATTAGTAGATATAAAACAAAAATATTAATATTGAAAGCTTTAAATTTTGGTTAATTTTTTTCGATTGTATGCTTTTTTATTCTTTATTACGATTTGGCGATAACGTCTATCTCTTAGATATTTAGCAACTTTATTTGAGGATAAGTTTTTTGATTGATTTTGAACCATCTATATTATCTTCTAATTCAGCTTCAGATTTTATACATTTATAAGATACAGATTCACTGTACTGTCTTTCTGCTTCACGTTTTCCTCGAAGGCACATTGCCATTGAATCTTGAATTCTAGCTTCTTTAATCTCTCCTTGTACAAACATTAGTAGGGCTATTACAGTTTCTATCATGATCCATTTCCGTTTTTATAATGCATATCTCTAGCTTTGTCTTTTAATGATTCAATATCTGTTAAAACTTTATCCATTTGTTTTGTTAAAAATTCTATATTTACTTTATTTAAAGCCATTGATTCGATATGTTTATTTAATTTATCTGTAGTTTTGTATAAATCTTCGATCATCATAAATTGCTCAGAATCAGCGGGCAATGAACCTAGTTGTCCACGTGGCCATTTAATTCTAAACTCTGTATTTTCTTCTAAGTCTTTTTCCATTATCTGTATACGAGTGTCTGCAACATTAAGACGTTCAATAATTTGGAAGTAACCCATCGTTCCGAGTGCTACGATAATTATTAATGAAGCTACAGTTTTCATTGGCATTTGAACTGCTGCTTCTTCTGAAATTTTTAGTGCCATTAATTACCTTATATTAAAATAACCTATGCACGCTGCAATAATAGTTCCTATACCAATTAAAACAGCAACTGCTCCTTTACCTCTGGATACATCATCTGAAAGTTTAGATACTTTTCTATTTAATTCATCAATAGATTTAATTAAATGTTTCATTCTTTCTGCACACAATTTTTCATGTGTAGAAAGTCTAATACCTAATGAAGTATTTACTATTGAAGCAGATGATTTTTTTGCCATAAATTACCTTTTTAAAAAAAGTTATATAACAAAAATTATAAAATTAAAAGTGATGACTTCCTCTACTTTGTTGATATCCTCCAACACTAGATTGATCAAATCCTTCATCTGCAGTAACTCCTTGGTCTTGATTTGTGTTTCTAAAATCTGGTTCATCTCTATGAATATTAAATCCTTCATCTCCAGGTTTTGGAGCATTATAACTCATCATATCTACTGTATTTATATCGCCTTGTTTATCTTGTTCAGTTAATTCTTCTATTCTTTCTCTTTCTGCATTATTAATAGCTCCACCAGCAAGGACTGGTATTGCCCAAGGTGCTACTGCCATTAAAATTCCACCTTGCGCTATTCCTGTAAGAGTTCCACCTACTCTCGCAGCAGTTTGAATTTCCGAGGTTATTCCTAAATTTTCTTCTATAAAATTATTATATGCATTAATATTATCAGATATTGTATTTTTATAATTTTCAATTTTACTTTCTTTATCCATATCCCATTCAAATTTTCCTTTTTTTTCTTTTCCTAAATCAGGAAAATAATCAGTTTCTCCTTCTAAATCTTCTAATATTTGTTTATCTTTTATTTCTTTTTCTTTTTCTAAATCTATTTTACCATCACCTTCACCTGAACCTGATTGATCAATTATTTCTTTTGTTATTTTAGCAGTATCAACACTATCTGGTTGTTTTACTTTACATATACCATTTACTGACATTCTTCCATCTGAACATACAAATTCATTAGTATCTTGATAGTGATATAATAAATCATTTATAGTTGCCATATCATCTACCTTGTCTACGGTATTTCTTATACGACCTTTTTTCGTGTTTGTTAAGATTTTTTTTATGACGTCTAGGACGTTTTGGAGGTTTATCTCGAGGAGTAAAGTTTAAAAACTTTATTCGAGCCATTTACTTATTTATTTAATTTAATAACTTTTGCTGAATTATCTAATAAAATTTTTTTAATATTAAATTTTTTTTTACCACTCGATCTAACAACAACGCCTTTCTTTTTTCCTAAAGCTTCAGATAAAGTAGTTTTTTTATCTACTCCCGCAACTTTAATGTTACCATCATCATCAAAAGTTTTTTCTTCTTTAGTTGCTACAAAATTATCTTTTTCGTTTCTTGACATTTTTCTTTACTTTTTTTTTAATCTTTTTAGGTGCTGACATTCTAGAGTTTTGTAATCTACCTAATCCAGAACCTGCACCAGCTGTCATTTTCATGATTATTCTTTTTTCAAATCTTTAATCATTTTGTTATTATATTTAGAATAAGCATTAGTTGCTGCTCCAGCAGGTCCTAATTTTTTATTAACTTTATCTAAATCTTTAACAGCTTCGTTCTCACCTTTGTGAGTAGGTCCAGCTACGTCATACATATCAGGTTTATCACCTTTCTTTTTTATATAACTCATAATTAACTACCTTTTTAATTTAGAAATAAAAGATTTATTATCAGAACTAAAATTTGAATTTCTTTTTAGTTTCGATATAAAAGCTCTGTTATCACTATTGTAATCAGAGTTGCCTTTAGTCTTGTCTTGAATAGTTTTTTCAGCAGCTGCATCCATATGTGGTGGATGAGCTTGTGGTCCAAAACCAGCAGCAGCTCCGCTTGAATTAAATTTCACAGGAGTTTTAGTTGTATGTTGAGTTTTAGTCATTAGTATATTCCTCCAGTTATATTTACACTCTTAACGAAATTTTCCATTTCGTTCTCTCGTCTTGTTTGTTCTTTCACTACTTCATCTCCCGGATCTTGCATAGCTTTTTTAATCATAGCAGCTGGCTCGATTGCTTCAGGAAATTTTTCATAAAATCTAGCATTAGCTCTTTTCACATCTCTTACACTGAAATTTTCAGTAGTGTAATTAGGTTCTTTGCCTCGTCTAGTAAATGGGTTACTCATTTAAGTCCTCCGTTGTACTTAATTTTTTACTAAGTATAGACTGAAAACAACTCTGTGTAAAGGTCGGAAGTAACATTTCGCTAATAGGATTATTATTATGGCCAGTAGACCAAGATAAACAAGGAACTCCCTTCTCATCCCATGCAACTAGAGCATATCCTTTAATATCTACTTTATCAGTTATCTTGATACATGCATCATGAAAAGCTTGTACTACTTGATCATCTTGAGCTTTTTGTATCTCTTTTGGACTAGGAATTTTTTTTTTTAAAGGTCTATACTTATTAAGAGTAATAATGTTTGTTTTTATTGCGTTGTTTCCTCTGTTCATAATTTTCTTCTTCAGGATCATCAGGATGAACTACTAAAAAGCCATCACGTATTCGTAATAAAGCTTGTACACAAGTATCGTGTATATCATCAAACTTTCCATAAGGAAAAGCTGCTGATTCCTCTATTACACTTTTAGTCCAATCTTTATCCAAAGTAAACACTAATCCGCCTTCAAACATTGAAGCTACCGAGTGCGTTCTGGATACCTTATCTCTATCAGGAGTATAAGTAATTACTGGTACTCCAGACCTTCTCATATCTTGTATTAAACTTTGGCCTGAAGCTCTTTTTTCAATTAATACTTGATCAGGGTACCATTCTTCATAACTATCTTGTGCACGTTTTCTTAAATCAGGATATTCTAATCTTTCTTTCCAAGCATCTAATAATAAACATGCAGCATAAGGTTGATTATTTTCATCTCTTGCTGTATAAACTCCCCATGTAGAACAAGCTGAAAAGTCAGCAGTATCTTTTGTACTAAAAGCAGTATCATAAGATTGTACAACATAAGATAAGATTGGAATTTTATCTTCTGAATATATATTCCACCAATCTCTTTTTATAATGGATCCTTCATCAGCAGCTGGTTGTTGTTGATAAAGTGCTGACCATACTCTTTCTCCTACTGTACTTCTAATTTTTTCTAAATCTTTTTTAGAATAAGCTTCTGGCCATAAAGCATTTCCTTTTGAATCAATAGCTGGTAAATCTAAAATTTTCCAATCTTCTTTACTTTCATTTAAAATGTGGCCAGCTAAATCATCTTGGTGCCATCGAGTTTGAATTATAATTATTTTTCCACCTGGTTGTAAACGAGTATAAGCAACTGACTTATACCACTCGATTAAATTTTTTCTTTGGACTTCTGACTCTGCATCTTCTCTACCTTTAATCGGGTCATCTATAATTAATAAATGCGCACCTCTACCAGTAATTGCTCCTCCAGCACCGACAGCTGAATAAGTTCCACCTTGCATTGTATGAAATCGTTTAGCAGAAGTTGAATCTGATCTAAGGCCCACTTGTGGAAAGACATTGTTAAAATCAGGACTGACTATTTGATTACGGACCTTTCGTCCAAAGTCATCTGCTAGTTCTTGAGCATAAGTAGATTGTATAACAAATTCATTGGGATTATTTCCTAAATACCAAGCTGGAAAAAATTCAGAACATAACATCGACTTTCCATGTCTTGGTGGCATAAAAACTGCAAGTCTATTTATTTCGTTTTTTTCTAACATCTCTAAATTTTTTGCAATTAATTGTATATGAGCAGGATCCTTATAGCCAGGATATATATGTTTCGCATATTGTAATAAAGTTTTTCGAGCTTGAGAAGTTGATAGTATCTTATTTAAATGTTCAATGACTTCACCCGCACGTGGGTCTTTAGTCTTTTTGTATATCTGAATAGCTGACTTTAACCGTTCCTTGATCTGGAGTTCTTGCATTTTGTAATCCTTGTCCTACTGCTCCTTTATTTCTATAAGCTTCAAATTTATCTGCTAACTTAGTAAATGGCTCTACTTCTTTTCGTACAATTTTTTGCCAATGTAAAGAAGGTTGTCCTATTTTATCTAAATACCAAGCTAATTTACTTGCATCAGCAAATCTAGTATTAATCATTTTTTGATGATGTAAGTCTCCTTCTTCTTGAGGATTTCCTTCTTTATACACTCTTGTTTTAAAAATTTCGTCATTATTATTTCCTGTTATATCAGCTCTATCATGTAAAACTTTAACTGGTACATCTTGCATGATATCTAACATATAAGCAATCTCTGAGAGCCATGCATCATTTTGACCATGTAAACTTAAATGATCTAGACATCTAAACCAATCCCAAGGTACGATAGGAAAGATACTATAAGGATGACCTGTTGATTCTTGTATTCGAAGCAATTTAAACTGGCCATCAAACTTTCCTATTTCTAAATCCCAATCTTTAGTTTGCATTATAGCATCGTCATTAAAGATCATGATCCAGGTACCTTGAGCATATACAGAGAGAGCATTGTTGTATCTGTGTAAATTTTCGTAACCTAATCTTTTAAACTTAATTACTGATCTAGCTGGATGTTTAACATCTTTTAAAAATTTTAAACTTTCACTATCATCGTCATCTACTCCGTAAAGTAGTTGAATCTTACTTGGATCCTTAGCATTATCTAATAATGATTCTGTACATCTTTTAATTAAAGAAATTCTTTTACGTGTTGGAAGTAGTACGGATATAGACATACCTCACCTTATTCTGTTTATAATATTATATAAACAAAAAAGTTTGCCCGCCATCGCCCCTGT